GATATAATGATGTTGTTACTATATATCAGGAGGTTATTTCATGAGTTACGATACAGTCGCATCATTGCAACGTATGGAACAATTGGCACAAGCTGAAGCTGCAGCAGGAAAAAGATTGGTCTTAAAACGTGCAAATACAACTTTAGATACATGGTTGGCAGTCATTGCAGTTATTCTATTCATTCCAACTTTTACTTTTTCTTTAGTAGCATTAGTGATTTATTATTTCACAAAGGAATTCTTCATGAAAACATGCTTAGTAAAAAATGTAGCTACAGGTGAGAAGTTTTATGTGGATAAAGAAGACTTCAAACAGTATAAGAAAAATTTCAAGAAGAAGGAAAAACAAGTTAGAAAGATATCTGATTTGTAATAAAAATTATCAGAAGGGTTGTTGAAAATTATGGATCCAGGGGCTTGGAGTTTTTGGGAACGGAGCGAAGCGATTCGAATACCTATAGAAGAATTAAATAGTGATGACCCGACACAACTTTATTTAAAAATAGGACAAAAATTCGCTCACCCTCTCTACGAATATAGAATGCAAATCGTTAAAATCGAAGTATATAAAGATGAATACGATAATAGACACACATGTTATGATAAGGCATTTATATTTGTAAAACCATATTTTCAGAAAGAATCTAACCACATTATTGAATTAGAAGAATACGAAATACGCCCTAGAGATATTAACGATGGTAAATGGTTTTTAATTAAATAGAGAGAACGGTGAAAATTATGGATTCTTTACTTATCGATAAAAGACTTTCTAACAAACTAATATCTGAGTGGCATCCTACTAAAAATAAAAACATTAATCCCAATGAGATTACTTACGGAAGTTATGAATACATTTGGTGGTTATGCCCAGAAGGACACGAATGGGGAGCAACCACTGGAGAAAGACTCAAAAACAAAGAAGAATGCCCTAAATGTTTGAGATTAAAGAAGTCTGAAAAAAAAGCCGAAGTCAAGGAAGAAGGAGAAGTTAAACCCCTTCTTGATGTAGATCCAGAGTTAGCAAAACAATGGCATCCTATTAACAATATAAAAACACCTGGGGAAGTAAATTTCGAAGAAAAACCTAGACTAAGATGGTGGCAATGTAAAAGAGGGCATGATTGGGAAGAAACAATTGCGAGTAGATATAATAATAAGAGTTCTTGTCCATATTGTGCAAATAAGAAATTGTGTATGGATAATTGTTTTGCAACTGTCTATCCTGAATTAGCGAAAGAATGGTACATTTTCGAACCTACTTACTATCAAAAGTCAAAAACTCCATATGATGCACTCTATACTACAACAGAAGATGTTAATTGGATTTGTAATGAAGGACATATTTGGTCAGAAAAAGCTAGTCAAAGGGTAAAAAACGGTAAAGGCTGTCGTAAATGCGAAAAGTATCAACAATCAATAGCCTTATTAAATCCAGAGATTGCAAAGGAATGGCATCCTACAAAAAACAAAGGAGTTTATGGGGTTACTACTCCTGAAGAAACCTCCACAAGATGCAATGAAAGAATTTGGTGGCTTTGCGGTGAATGCGACAATGAATATAAAGCAATGGTAAAGGCTAGACATATTGGTGAAGCTAGATGCCCAAACTGTTACCCACCAGAAACAAAAGGTAGAACATCTGCTACAAAAAGAAAAGGAAAATATCAAGCATATACCGATATGGAAGATAAACGTATTCTTTTTGAGAATAAATTAAGAGAACAAATAAATAAAAATGATTAAATAAAAAAGCCGACTCAATTAAGAGCCGGCAATTTTTATTTTATTTAAATGAACCCCAACTACTAACACGTTTCCCATTACTAGTCTCACCACTCGCAATATAACCATAACCATCCGAACGCTTTTGACGTAACCAAACATGTCCATCTTTTTCATAACCGAATGCATCATATTTTACTTCATCGCCTACATTCAATGTAGCAATAACAGGAGCATCCGTGGATGGTTCGGTACGAAGTTTAATAGATGTATTTAACGTTAATACACCGTCTTGTTTTGTAAACCAACTAGAATCATATTGACTAGTTGCAATTGTTTCCTCTAATCCTGTAAACCAAGATAAAGACTTATTACCAATTAATTCATTTAAATCACATTTACCGATACCAGGAACATTTCCCGTCTCAGTATACTGCCAAATATCACATGGATAAACTGGTCTATTACCACCATATCGTGGAATCCATACGAAATCAGCATTTACTTTATCCGCTTGGAACTCTTTATATGTATGATGGCCAACATACAAACCAACTTTTTTAGCACCTAATCGGCCTAATTCATCGATGAAAGCTAATGTTCCAGCTAACATATTGCCCATTGTCTTCACTTCCACATCAGCTACCCAGAATAATGCATTCTTATCACCGCGGTTCCAGAAGTCCCTCGCTTCAACCCTTGCATCATTTTCAGAAACGAAACGACAAAACGCATAGTTACCAAAAGGAACACCACGTTTTTTCATTTCACTCACATAGCTTTGATACATATGATCTACAACATTTGACCCATCTTGCACCCTAGCAATTACTAAATCCAGTTGCTGTGCAGCTACATCCCAATTAATATTACCATTCCATTTTGAAATATCTATAATGTGCCCCATTATTTATCGTCTCCTTCAAAAAGTTTTTGTTTGATTTCTGTTACGTCTTTAGAAATAGATCCAAAAGCCTTTGCCTGTTCTTCAATAACTTCTTGGTTCTTTTGAATGACTGCTTGGTACTGCGCTTCACGTTGTTCATTCTTTTTTTGCGTAGTAAAAAGCATCCACACAAATAACGTTGCGAATGCTCCTTGTTGAATCATTGAATTGAAAATCGCATCTTCCACTGTTCTCCCCCCTTTCAAAATAAAAAGAGAAGCATTTGCTCCTCTTAGCTTAAAATCCATATTTCTAACCAATATCACTTGAAATATTAAAAACTCAAATTCACCCTATCTTGTAGCACTCATCATGTTCATATAATTCAATTTTTAAAGTTTTACTGGAGGGTCAAATTTTCGAACCACTTATCTAAATCCCCATTATTCATTGTCGCCATCTCTGGATGTTTAAAAAGCTCTTTCATCAAATTTCTCATAATGTTATCTAATTCCTTAGATGATTCCTTTAAAGCTTCTAGTGTCTTTCCCAAACCTGAGCCATGTACATATTGTGAACGTACAGTATATACTTTTTTAATAAACTTATAATTTTTGCTTCTCTCTTTAGAACCTCCATCAATTATCTTTGCAACACGGTCTGATATTTGATGTGCTACCCACTTATTAGAAGTAGATAACAACGCTTCTATTGCACCCACATATGCGGAAATTTTAACTGGTAAAAACGATTCACTCCGTGCTACTTGAATAAAACGCAAAGCTCTATAAAATCTATTTTTGGATGAATACACTGTGTAAGTATCATTATTTCGATACTCAATCCCTCCTGCATTATTCACGTCAACTCGAGGCTTCATCTCACCTTCTGTATACTTTTGATGCTTAATAATCATTAGAGACCACTTATATGCTTCTTCCAACTCTTCATCTGTAAAAACTGTTTGAGTGTACTTACCAATAGAATTGCAAAACCACATATTCCTTCTACTTCCAAAGACTATTTCTTTTTCTGGAGCATATAAATATGCA